GTATTTATTTAATAATGAACATCACAAAAGACCTAAAAGAAAAATATCCCTTCCTAAGTCTTGTTACATATGGTAACCAAGAGTATGTTGGTGTGATACAAAACTACGACGATACTGTACTAAGCATTTATGACATTAGTCGTTGTAAGACAGGTGCAGAAAAAGCACGTTACTTAGAACTTGCAGAAATATGGTGGTGGGAATCAAATAGACAGATTCCCATTAATCTTTTCTTACGTATGGATTGGTTGAGTTTTCAACCCACAATGGTTAGTCTAAATATAAAGGACTGTGAAATAAAGTTTGGACCTAGTGTGAGTATTCAAGACCTCGCTAAGAAGAGAGGCAAGCGACGTAACATTCAGTTAGTCAAGCGAGTTAAGTAGACTTTTCTGCTAACAAATTCATATGAACAACCACTAGAGTAGCATATGCTACAGCATGACTCTTACGAAATGTATATCCATCTACATTACGATCCCATACCGTGTTGTTAATCTCAGCCCAGGGTTTATTGCGTAAATGTGCCTTTCCCGGTCTCATGACTGCTAAAAACATTGCCATACGTGTAATACTATCAGGTCGCATACTGTTTACTAGCTCATAATGGTTGCCGATGTGTACAACCTGTTCACAAAAATCTCTATCTTCCCACAGTCTATTCCAGGCAGGCTCGGTAGTCATTAATTCTACTAGATGCACTTCGTCACGCACACCTGCGTACACACCAACGTTTAGCATGTCCAGTTTGAAGTAACCCAACTGCTCTGCATGCTTGTGATCTACTGTAGCAAGTCCATCAACTGCACGTGGTATGTCTGTAAAGTATACACCTGTATTGTGTTGCTTGCCTGTTTCCAGTCTAGCAGGTGTGTGACTAATATGCTTTAGTACACTTGTACGATCAGCAAAGTCAATGTCAATATCTGGCAAATCAATCAATCTGAAGCACCGCCGATAATAGCAACATGATCTACGCCGAGATCGTCTATCTCAGCAAGTTCGCCTCGTTCACGCATTTCAGCACGAATCTTTGTTGCACTTACACTATGTATTGTAGCACCTAGATCGTGTTCTGTAAACGAATATCCTACGCCACGACCATAACTAATGTCTACAATGTTTGGCACACGCATTATAATATAGTCTTCGTCGCATATCCAACCTCTTAGAAAAAGTGGACCTTCAATGTTTCTGCATACTGTATCAAAATCAAAAGGATTATCTGTTTGTATGGTGTCAGTTCGACCAGCACCTGCGTCAGTGCCCATTACGCCTCCAACGTCTCTAACCATAATAGCTACCTGCCCTGTGATGTCCATACACTTTTCAAATAGTGCTGTGTGTCCAGCATGCCAGGGTTGCCAGCGTCCTAGCATTTCTACTGTGGGTTTTTGCCAATCAAACATTTCTACTTCCTTTTAATATGGGCATAGTCGTTTCACCAGCCTTTCGTTGCATATAGTGTCTAACAACTTCTACAAGTTGTTCATGTGTGTTGTCGAACCATTGACTAACATGATAATCACAATGCGGTGGCTGCTCAAACATCTTATTTGTATCTTCGTATCGTCCCTCTTTAATTGTGTCCATCCAAACTGTATAGTCTGGAGCAAACTCAAGACGAGCCGCTTCCGTAGGACACACAAAGTCTGCAACTGCAATCTTACCTGAAAGCACAACACCGTCTGCTAGATAACGCATACGCAATGCTTGACGCATACGTCCTTCTAGTGTAAAATCCCAATCATCGTAATGAGATCTTACTTTATCTGCATTGATCCATACACCTCCTATTAGGTTAGCAAATGGTTCTGCTAGTGTGCTTTTACCACTACCAGGTAGCCCAAATATTAAAATTTTCACTGTCTATCTTTCCAAAAACTTCTGTCCCAGTATTGACGTTCAGCACTGGTTATTAGTTTATTTTCTACTGGTTCCATATCAGATTTAAGATCAATACGTTCAACATCATAGCCAACTTGCCTGCCCATGAATATATTAGTAATGTTAGGTACAAGCATTACAGTATAGCGTCTGTGATAATTAGGTTCTAAATCATCAACGATCTGCTGTTTAATTTCATCAAATGTAAACTTACCATCAGGTTGATGACGTACCATAATAACAACTTGTCTGGGAGTTGTCTTCTTTGGATCTCTGTGATTGCTATTAGGCAGGCTAGCTATTTGTTCAAACATGGCACGATGTCCTGTGTTCCAGGGTTGGAAACGTCCTAGCATCATACCGGTATTCTTACTCCAGTCTATCTCTGGTTCATATGCCATTATAATTTTGCCTCACTTAGTATATGCTTGACCCATTCTGTATCAGCAACGTAGTCGTGAAACTTACGCCGCCAAAAGTCAGGCTCAATGTATGGAAACGCAATTTCAATTTGATCTGGGTTAAGTTTGTCTAGCATCTCTACACCTGTTGAACAGTTATAAATTACCCAACTACTTATACGGCCTTTTGTGATATCACTTACAATACGATTGGTGTTAGCGTATAAGAAGTAGTGATTATACACACTCTCTTTTTCCTCAGCCCACTCTAGCATTGTTTCCATGCTACGCTCAAGTGCATCCTGCACACTCTCACGCTTTAGGTGTTCAAACAGAAAGTCCTGATATATAACATCTTTACACCAGTGATCCAGCTTCTTATTTTCTTTGATTACATGATCTATAAAGCCACGTATGTTTATTGCACGTATGTTCTGGCAGTGTCTGCCAAACTTAACAAACGCATTGTAGTATGGAGACTCTGCAAAGTCTGCATATGTTTTAAGTTTGGCACTACCTTGTGTTAGTTCATAGAAACGCAGATAAGCCTGCATACCAAACTGTACGCCCGGCTCCTTTTCCTGTTGTGCTCTACGCTTAGGTTCACACAGATGCGCTGCTAGTGTGCTTTCCTTACGATAACTTTTACCGCAGTACTTGCACACATAATCTTTAGGTTCCATACTATGATTAATTATAGCATCTACTATGACATCACGCAAGTTTGTCATTCGCCACTTGCCTCAGCAATCTCTTTTAGTTCCTGTTTTGTAGTGATACTGGCTAACAAGTCCAGTTCATCCTCTTTATAGTGAGGATACAGTTCTGCTAGTTTTTTGCGAATCTCACCGGACTTGCTGCCGCCAGCTTTCTTTTTATGTCCAACCCACTGATGAAACTGATTGCCCATGCCCGGGCTTACCGTACATAGCAACTGCCAAACTAGTTTAGGATGCTTACTGAGTGCAAAGTAGTTTACATTTACACGCTGATTAGTAGCCATAAGATAATAGGCGTGTAGCTCTGCACTGCCTTTAACGATACTCATATATCTATTGAGCAGGAATGGTGCAATCTTCTTTTGTTGCTCTGGTGTACACTTATCCCAGAACTTCATATCCTTGCGATCTAACGCACCAAGTACTTTGTTAATAGGTAAATCGCTCAAAGGTAACTCCTAGTGTGTCTATATGCTCTGCTAGTGCTAGATAAAACATCTGAGCCTCATCCAGCCTACTAAACATTATAACATACCATCGTCCGTTATTCCTAGTTTCTGTATTGCGTGATACCTCTACATCTCTACCTTGAAAATATGCTTCTACTAGAGGATGAGTTCGAGCAATCATGTTCCTATGACTGTGTGAGTTAGGAGTGATCATATACTCAAAATGTCTGTAGTCACGCCTTACAATAATTCTACTACTGTGTGGGCCGTCCCATTCATCGTAATTCATTACCAAGCCTTTGTAATGTCTACAATTTCGTTTTGTCTATTAATCTCTTTAGCACAATAGATACACATTGGCTTTTCGCCTACTTGAATAGGAATAGCGAGAATCTGCCCTTGCTTTAGTTTTGGGAAGAACCATTTTACGTCTATATATAGGTCAACGATGTTTACAGGAAGGTAGTCTGCTTTGTAACTGCTAAGTGGATTAAAACTAAAAGCATTAAAGCCTCTATCGTTAAGGCTACTAAGATTGATCATTTCTAAATCGCCAATTTCTTTTTCGCCAATAAGTATCTTCCAATCTACCGGCAGTTTAATTGTGTTGCCAGCAACATCTAATACTAGCGCAGGGCTGTTAAAACTCTCGAGGAAGATTAAAGGAATAAAAAAGTAATCAGGATTATTAGGATCGCTGTTATCCAATATAGCAAAACGTAAATCATCTACCTCATCAGGCAGTTCGTTCATTTCAAATGCTGTGTCGTCTAGTGTTAGTATTCTCATTGCCAATCTACTTTCTGAATGTTGAACGGGTATTTCGCTTCCTTATAGAACGTCTTACGTTTCGTAAGGTGTCTCTTGGCAAACCTACAGGTTGACGTAACATCCCATATCTGGACAAAGTCTTTGTCTTCTGCTCGTCTAATTCCTCGTCCGATGCTTTGGATGACTCTGACAAAACTTTTCCCCGGCTCAATAAGTACCAAGTTGAATATACGAGGGATATTAATACCAACACTGGCAACGCCATAAGTAGCAATAATAACTTTGTTAGTTGCATCAGCAATCTCATCATAATGGTCCTTACGCTCTTGTGCCTTCGTTCCACCGCTAACAAATACGGAAGACGAAATCCTTCTTTCAAGTTCTTTTCCTGCATTGATTCTGTCCACTAGTACAAGAGTGTTACCTGACAGTTTGATCTGTTCTATAACACCTGCTATATAATCCAATCTATCAGTCTGCTCTAGTAAGTATTTAAGCTCGCTCTGATAGTTTGTGTATTCCTTAGTGTCTATTAGTTGTAACACATTTACTTCGCAATTAGCAAGAACTCCTCGCTCTTGCAAATCACTTGCACTGATCTGATTGATAACAGGTCCTAGGCTGCACACCAAACTGATCTTTTCAAAGTCTTCTTTGGGTACTGTGCCTGTTAGCCCCCAGCGTATTGGTATGTGACTCATTACACCTGTTAGCAGAGTCTTTAGTGCGTCTGCTTTAGCCATGTGTACTTCGTCTACCATAATGCACACAACGTCCTCCAGGAACTCCTGTATAGTAATAGGTGCTACTTGATTTTTAGTATTCTTAAGCAATATGTTTAGACTCTGCCATGTACAAATGGTATGTATATGTCCAAACTCTTTGCGATCACCATAAAACACACCAACATCAAGTCCCATATTGATGTAGTCTGACTCTGTCTGTGTAACCAAACTCTTGTTAGGCACAATGACAATAGTACGCCCATGGGCTTCGCATCTATGACTTAATACGGCTGTTATAAGTGTCTTGCCTGCACCGGTTGCTACTTCCTGTAGGCTCTGTGGGTTAGCGAGGAAGTTATTGATAACTTCTACCTGATAGTCACGCAGTACAATAGGCTGACCCGCTGCCGGATGCTTATCGGGCCATGTCCATTCACTGTAACTGTCTTCTGTTACAGGCTCTAGTGGGTAGTCCATCTGATAGTCACGTGTATCATTTAGTGTAACATCGTAACCATCGCTGGTTAGAATGGGTAGTATCTCAGGCAGCAGGTTAATGTATGTACTGCCTCCCATTTGGAAGAACGCAACCTTGCCATCCCAACGTCCTAGTCGTACCGCTGGCATGTAACGGGCACCAGGGATTTCAAACTTAAACTTGTTACTCAGCTTGCGGCGAGTATCAAGTTCCAAGCCTTCAATCTTTACATTAACTTCATCTTTAACGTGTATTATTGCAGGCTTCATATATCTTTTCCGCTATTTGTTTATGACCTTGTTCCAGTGGATGCCCGCCAGGTCCATGCGGTGTATCATATGCCCATTCAACAAATCCATCATTGGGCCAACCTACAAACTTAGTATGATCTATCAGTTCGTAATACCCTTGATTGTCTTTATAGTGTTTGCCAAAACGGTGCTGATTATCAAACACATTACACATTATATACTCTATACCATGATTTTGCAAGAAACTCTGTAACAGTACAACCTGTCTTAGCCAACGCCTGTATTCATGCTCGGTATTGTTATTCACTGTAATATATTTAATCAGTTCATGTCTGAATTCCAGTTTGCCACTGCGGTCTTCACTGAAAGCACGACTGTTACAACCAGGCCATACGTCATATACACCATGCTCGTCTGCATGCTCTTGTCTACCACAACTTGTCCAGGCAATTACTGCTAGTTTGGGCTTATACTTTGCAACTGCTTTAATAGTTTGCTTTACAATGTATTCGTTACCAACACCGGGTCTACCATCATTAATCAAACGGTAACCAAGACGATCAGCAAGCAACCTGGGCCAGGCTTGCGTTGCCGGATCGGGCAATTCTTGTCCGTATGTAAAACTATCACCGACTGTATATAAAAGCATAAGAATATTATAACAAAAATGCAACAGGGTGTCTAC